CATTGCTGTAATGAGTTAAATATTTGCGGTGATTGCGCTCTGCATGTCGGCCTAATATCACGCATACGAAAGTCGCAACCTATATATCTACACTTCTCCTCTGGATTAGGTGCGCCCATTTGGTAATTAAATTCGCCTTAGTGAACTGAAAACGAATGCAAGTGTGTCTCCATATTATTTACATTTAAGAATAAATTTAGCTCTGTTCTTTGGAATATTAACTGCTCCCCAGAACTTCGTACCGCCTTTGTAGAGCTTGTAGGACTGCTCAATCTGCCAACGTATATCGGTGAAGAAACGCTTGTCTGTAACGATATTAAGATACCAGCCACGATTGATTTGCAGGAGGCCAAAATCTGAATATCCGTTGACTCCTACTACATTGCTTTTCCTTTTCGGATCCCAGCGGCCATTCTCCGATTCTGCTAATGCGAGAAAATCTAGGTCGTTGTCGCTTATTTCACTAGCTAAACGCACGTACTGATTTTGATCTTCGCCAACATTAAGTTTTTCATACACGCATTGTTTAGGAGCACTCGCATGTAGAGCCTGTGTATTCGTCTCTGCTTTAATTGTTTGTTTAGGCTGTGCCGCTTTCACAGTTAATTTAGCGGCTGTGTAAAATAACAATCCTCTGAAACTAGATTCTGCTTCGCGCTTCGCATCTCTGCGATTTCGCTATCGGTAAGTGTCTCTTTTGCGTTGAGCAGTGTGATCTTTTCTAGTCGTAGTGTCGTCCTATCCTTACATGCCGTAATAGCTGCCTTACGCGCTAGAAGGCTCGATTGTGTCATTCTGTTCAACGCCTCGTTGTAATCGCTATCAGAGGCGTTTGTACGAGTGAATTTAAAGGATACTAGGTATAGAAGAACCACACCCGCCAAGAACATTAGAACGCCGATTTTTAGAACCTTTACTGCCATTGTTTTAAATTCGTTTAACATGTTTATTTGAGTTAGTATTAAAGTAAGATATAGATTATTACGTCTGCAGTGACGATTAGTAGAAAGATGTACCAGAGGCTTTTATAGGCATTCATGGTTTATTTGGTTGTTAAGTATGCGACCTCTTTGCCCGCACTCTCTGCATATAAAGATCGGAGCGATTCGGCTATCCGCATCTGAATATTGCTCTACTGTTTCGTTCATTAGAGCGTCGAGTAGTTTTGATTTAAAAGTTGTCATAGCATTATGGTGAGTGACTGGATAATTTTAGTGCGCTCTTCTTTAGAGAGAGGCAGTAGTTTTTGGTAGATCGAGTTTAAAATATCCATCGGGTCTGGCGAACCAGTAATTAGATGGAATCCTGGTGGAGTACTAGAAATGGGGCCAGCAGCGCCACCACTCCCTTTTTGTCCAGGAATCATTTGAAAATCTAACAATTGAGCAGAGCCGACACCAACAAATGGGAACTCTGCAAAATGGAAATCTTTCATAGCGAACCTAACTTTCGCTGTCTCATCATTGTTTATTTCCCATAGAGCGCCGTAGAACTTTTTATAATTCTTGCGTTTGTATTCTAGCCCTAACTGTTCGAACATTAATTGCGCATCAATTGGCAGTGTCGATTGGTAATTGACGAGCCAATTTTCTAATCTGCGATGCAATGAATTAAACTTGATGTGTTTCTTGCGTAGTAATTGTGGCTGATTGGTGTTCATAGATAGGGGTTATTTAGTATTACGCCACTCCTCTTCTCTGAGACGAATGGCTGTTTTAAGTGAATTGTTAACTTCTACAAATATTTCATACTGGTCTTGTGCATTCTGGTAGTTAGCCTTTGCATGTAGTACCTTCTTGCGCTCCTCAATAGCCTTGTGCTTTATGAGGTGCTGTAGTTTAGAGACTGGTACAATTTCAGCGTACTCATTGAACAGTACTGCCTCTTTGTCCATTAGAGCTGCTTCGGCAAGAGTGAGAGAGTGGCGTGTTGTCATCACGCTACCCGACGCTTGTAGAATGTTTTGTGCGTTTACGTTTAATTGAGTAATGAACTGCTGCGGTGGTGCGGTTGAAAAGTCAATCATATAATTATAGCGTACCTGTTAAGCAGTACTTAGCCCATTGCTCAATCGAATCGATAAGTTCTTGCGTCAACGGTTTGCCCGTTTTAAACGCTTCTACTGCGAATAGAGTGCGGCACTTACCGAGTGCGATCTTATCCCAGTTAGGCGCGCCTTGTGCCTGTGGGTCGAGGCTGTAATCAGGCTCGTTCATAGGTACTATGCGCTGTTCTTTTGGTGGTGTAGCCTGTGGAATAGCGCCATTGTTATTGTCTGGTAGTACGCGGATTTTAGAGAAACCGTTGGGCATTTTCTTTTTATCGACAATTACTTTTGCGGGTAAATTGGTGAGATAGAACATGCACTCCGCGTCCGCTGCTGGAGAAGGAGTCCAGTAGTATTCAGTATTGCCTTCTCTGAGCCGCCACTCGTGCGACTTCTTACCGAATGAGTCGCGTTCACCCTCATTGCTTAATAGAACAATTTGGCGCACGTCGCCATCGTTAAGTTTGAAATATGTTTTCATGATTATTTGGTTAAAAAGTTGTTAATGTTCTTTCCTGCTGCTTCCCATTTGGCTTGGCTAGCTTCCTCTGCTGTGTACTTAATGTCTGACAGGTCTTTGAGTTCGTCTACGAGACGATCAATGTCGCGTGAACTCCACCCTTCGCATTGATTATATACGTCGTTGATTTTTTTAATCATTGTATTTTCGGTTAATTACAGCGGCAAAGTAGCCCGCTGAGAAAATAAAGAGAACGAAAAGGGCGGTAACAATGTTGATACTCATTTATTAAAAAGATTAAAAAATAAAATGGTAAAGATGACAGCGTAATCTTTTTAGATCTTTATTAGAGACCCTTACGCTGTCGTCCCTACCCACAACTTGCGTTGTGAGTTGAGTAACAAATATTTGCAGTTCTTAGCTGCTGGGGAGGACGGAATGCAGGCTACTCATGAGTCTTATAGTCGGCAAGCGAGCTCCGTCCCCTTCAGCAACCCTCCAACTTTATGTTGGAGGTAGTGTTGTGTAATTTTCAATGATCGCGTATCTGTGTCTAAGTGATAATGCGGTAGTGCCTAGTGGCTCGCATCGCTTAGTGACATCTACACAGTACGCGTTCGCGCACTCAAAGTCAAGAGCATTTACTCTCTTATGTTGCGTTACTTTCAGAATGTGGTAATGGCAAATTATCTGCTCCTATTATTCCTTTTGCCTTGAGGCTCTTAATAATAACTCCTACATACCCGTCAGAGTCGTAGTTGAGCCACTTGCGCATTGATTCGTAAGAAGGGGCGCGCCAGTTGCGTTGATCTTTAAGGAATAACAGTAATTTTTCTTCGGGTTTGGTGAGTTGTTTCATAGCGTGATTATATGCACACAAAATGGCGTGCGTCAATACGCACTTATAGCGTTTTCGTAAAACATCTATAAGTCAAAAAATGTGTTCAATGGTGCAATCGGTGTGAATCGAACACACTGGGCTATTAGACAAGAGATTTACAGTCTCCCCTCGCGCCGTACGAGACTACGATTGCATAATATAAACACATGGTAGCCAGTCACATACCCGTGCCTGTATAGCGCTACCATGTGCACCGTATCCCCGAGCGAACTAAGAGACATATTTTAGGCATATGCGCCTTTACGGCCTTACGACGATGACGAGAGGCCAACGAATAACGGGTATGTTATTCGGCAGTTATTAAGGATTAGACGGGTAGCCTAGATAGCCACAGGCGATATACGCTCAGAATCTACAACTAGTATCCGACCGTCTCTGTCGACTTCCTTCCAGCCGTTTATTAAATTATACCACAAAGCTCCGAGGGTTAGTTTTTCGGAAGCTCCTAGTGCGCAGAGTTTTGATTATTGCTCTGTTTTTACCCTAACTTTGTAGCTCTTGTAAAGGAATATTTCTATTATCCCACCAACAAGAAAATAGAGCAATTAGCAGGTTAGTTTATTATCGAAAGGGGTACTTGTGTAGTGCGATATACAAGTACTTTTTGCCCCCGCCGACAAAAAGACTTTTACGAGACTTTTAAGACCAAACCGAGACTGACAAATTAAAAATCACTAAACATATCGAGTGCTGAAAACTTCACTTCTATCTCTGCAATGATCGTTCGCTTGTTCTTCTCTGCCTCCTGCTTGATCTTGGCGTGTAGCTCTTGAGGTAGGCCGATCTGTATACGTTTCTGTCGTGGCATATTGTTATTTTAAAATGAGATAAATGGAGTACAAAAAGGGAGTTATCAGGGGCGTTACGCCTGCCACCCAACCAGGCATTTTATTTTCAAGCCACATCCACGTCAATACCATTGTATAGACATATGTACTATTAAGTAGCCCCCTCCAACTTAACGATACTTTCCCCTTTACTTTTTAAGCGAGAAGGGGAATACTTTAGGTGCACGTAAAAGTGCCGCATGATATAAAATCTAAACCTTAGTAAGACTGTATGTCGCTGGTTTAGGGGGGGTAGCAATATCCCTCTCACGAGGAACATAAAACTTCCTCCCTATATCTGCGAGATATAGTCTTTTTGTTTTTATGGCAAACCTAAGAAGAATCAAAGAAAGTAGAACATACTACTCAAGTATCCCTCTCGACGTACGACGTTCTATTAAAGATAGCTATAGGAAAGTCAACGACGAATGGTCTGACTATGATGTAGAGAAGCATAAAGAGCTTAAAAAGATCAGGAGCAAGGTAAGCTGGTTGTGTTTTATTTATAAGATTGCCGACAATCCTAAGTTTATACCGACTCTAGCTATACGCATGAGAAGGTTTATTAAAGAGAAATGCCCTTTATACGCTAAAGAACGTTTGATTTAACCTCGCTCTGTAATTGATTAATGGGCGCTGTCCACGCTCGAGCAGGTCTTGTGCCTGGTGGAACGCCTCCATTAGTTCGTTACATAAATAGCCCCATTCCCCAAGTTTAGATAGGGAGTGGAATAAGGCAACGATAGCGGTTAGTGCGCTGACTGATCCTCGCCGCCATAGCGGGGGGTGATGCAGTATATACACTCGGCACAGAGAGTCCGAGTATAAAGACGGTGAGAGTAGGGCGTATAGTAATAGGGTCCCATTATACGACATATCAGAGAACTACCTCACCAATTGCCGGAACAACGGTCTAGAAATAGATCACTCCACGATTACAGCCAACTGATAATAGCTGTGATACCAGAAAGCTCTATGCGACCGAAGCGATCGATGGCTAACTGTAAATGGACTTACTGCACACACTAACTAGCTGTAAATACCTGTAAAAATGGGTAGGCTCTCTTGTGCCCATCTGCTCCCTTCGCTTCTCGATAGCTATACGATAACAATAACAACTATGATGCAATTACCTACATGCAGGAAGTGTGACAGCAATCGACTCAACATACAGCGGCAAGTGATGGTGAACGGCCGAGAACATTGTAAGTACCTATGTAAGGATTGTTCTTTTAGAAGCTACATAGACAAAAAGTACTTAGACCTTGCTACCGAGACAATCTACAGCAAGAAGTACTTAAAAGAGAAAGCGTTAATGCCTAGCCTATTCGATTATGGTAACTCCTAAAGTACGTGCACTAGGCTGGATCAATGAATACCTTAAACGTAGGTGCTCTATAGATAAACTACTGCTGAAAGTCCCCGAGCTACGCAACCACCCCGAATGGCTACAGCAGCTTATGAGCAAGAAAGGACAATAAATCTATTGCATTTTAATATCTTTTAATATATATTTGTATTTGTTGAATAGTGATCGAATGGTTACTTCATTGCTTATAAAGCCCATTCACTTTTTCTTTCAACATCTATTGATCTTTGACTATCGGCAGTGATTAGACAGTTACTTCTTTGGGAGAACGGAGGCGGGCACCTCGGTGTTGCGCACGAACATATCTGTCTTTCTTTTCTCCGGTATACAAAAACAATCCACTAACGAGCAGTGATAGAACGGTTACTTCCATTTTAAGGATGAGGTCGTTGGTTCGATTCCAACCGTGTGCATAAGCATGCGTAGCTCAGGTGGTTAGAGCGCATAAATCTCCGTTCACTCTTTTCTCTCGTTTACCTATATTTTTTAATTTAATTCTCTCTTATGGCTAAATTTAACAGCAAGAGCAGTGGTACAAAGACAGTTAATTATATGGGGCACAAGGCATTCACTCACGATTCAAAGACTGAGTTGGTTCTGGCCGTGCTCTCTAGTTTTATTGATAATAGTTATTACGAATCGAATGAAGAACGCATTAAGCGCCTCATCGACCTTGTAGAAAAAAATGAACACGTATTTACATCTAAGCTGGCGATATATGCACGTAAAGTTTTTCACATGCGTTCAGCTACACATGTGCTCGTTGGCGAATTAGCGCGTATCCATAAAGGCGACTCACTTGTAGCTGACACGCTCGTAGCTATTTCTGAGCGTCCAGATGACGTTACAGAGGTTTTTGCGTATTACGGCAATAGATATGGAAAGCCAATTCCTAATGCTCTTAAAAAGGGTGCAGCTCGTGCATTACAGGGGTTCAACCAATATCAGCTAACAAAATATAAAGGTAGTAACAAGGACGTTAAACTTAAAGACTTATTCAACTTAGTACACCCTAAAGGAACTCCCGAGCAGATGGATATGTGGGGCAAATTGCTCAAAGACCTACTTTCTGCACCTGATACATGGGAGGTTCTAATTTCGGGCGCCAAGAATCAAGAAGAGGCGCGGACTCGCTGGGAGCAACTCATTATGCAGGATAAGTTGGGCTACATGGCAATGCTCCGCAATCTAAGAAACTTTCAAAAGTATAAAATATCTAAAGAAGCCCTTGAACGTGTTAAAAATGTTTTATCGGATCCTGAGCGTGTTCGTAAATCAAAGCAACTGCCCTTCCGTTTTCTTTCAGCATACAAGGCTCTTGAGGCTAACGATGGCAACACTTTAAAATTTGAGCTTGATACAAGTGGAGATTTTAATAGCACTTTAAATAAAGCCTTATCGCACTCTGTTAAAAATCTCCCTTTAATGGAAGGGGAAACGGTCATACTAAGTGACAACTCTGGCAGCATGACAGGTGACGTGAAAGGGTCACTAATATCAGCTCACAGCAGCGTCAAAACTTCGGACATTGCAAATCTTTTTGCAGTGCTCTATTGGACGCGCTGCCAGAATACTTTAGTGGGATTATTTGGCGATAGCTTAATCGTGCCTGCGCTCGATAGATCGAAAGATATTTTTGATAATTTCAAGGTTATTGACCAAGAAAAAAACAAGTGTGGTGCAGGCACCGAGCAAGGAATTTTTGAGTTATTTGAAAAACTCATTGCAGAAGAAAAACAAGTAGCGCGTATTATTATATTCTCTGATTGTCAAATCGGTGACGGCTGTAAATGGTACGATACAAAAGGCCGACGTGCGGATAGCTTTAATAGCTTATTCCAGAAATACCGCAAAATCTCTCCTAATACGAAAGTATATGTAGTTGATCTAAAAGGGTACGGTACTACTGTATTCTCTCACGGCATATACAAATTAGCCGGTTGGTCGGATAAGATATTTGATTTAATCAATATCACAGACAAAGACCCCAAAGCACTTATTAATGACATTTTAAACTATGGCAAAGTTTCCACGTTGGGAATCGCTAATACAGATCAAAACGAGCAGGAGTAAGTACCTAGCTTTCAAAGATTTCTGCGCAGAAAAAGGAATGACTATAGTCGGTGCTATTCGGCATGCAGTTAAAAAGGTTTTCAAGATTGATCTATGACTAAGAGGCACATGAGAATATAGATAAATTGCCCTCCCGACAGATTGACTCAAACCCTTCAATAGCCTATAATCTAGCTTGAATATGGAACCTAAAAAGATCATGTCAGACGGCAGAGAGTATATGAATCTTGCCGACGCTAAAGCATGCTACAAAGACCAAACAGGCGTAGAGTCTCAAAACCCAGAAGAACTCCACAAGTGGGCAAAATCTAAAAATATATTTCTCAAAGCAGAAGCAGGTTATCCACCAGACTATAAAGGCCGTTACTCACTTAGTATCACTGAAGAATTTGTTCAAAACCCAGCATACGAAGGCACACGAGCAGGAAGAATAGAATTGTGGGATAGGGAAGAACCCACAGGCTACCCTAAACACGAATCACATATAGTTCTACCGGAAGACTTTTACCAGAAGATTGAAGACTTAGTTTTTCATTACTAAAACTAGATATCAATGCGAAAACTATTCTATTTAGCTCAATACTGGATCCTAGAAATATTATTAAGGCTTATTTATCTTCTCCCAAGAATTATAGCTACTCACAAAAAAGTAATAAGGCTCTATTGGTATTCTGCAGAAAGAAAGCTTACAGCATTCCAAATTATTAACGGTTACGATACACTACGTATAGCTCACGACGAAGGAGCATGGTGATATAATCATATAACTACTTTGCTATGCCAGGTGGACGACCAACACTATTAACTGCAGATCTCATCGAAAGAGCTAAAGGCTACTTAATCACTTGCGTAGATTACAAAGATGAGTTTAATCGTATACGTACAAGAGTCCCAACAATAGAAAGATTCGCTATTTGGCTCGATGTATCGCGTGAATCTATTTACGAATGGGAGAAAGATGAATCAGATTTAGGCAAGCAGTTTTCTTACATTTTAGAGCAAGTACGCAAGGAACAAGCCGCTAGATTAATAGAAGGAGGGCTTGATGGAAGCTATAATTCAACCATATCGGCATTGGTGCTTGGAAAGCATGGCTACGTTAAGGAACAACACCAAGACATGACAACTAACGGACAACCTATGTTTTTACCCTCTGAACTCATAAGCAAGAATGCAATTAACACTAGCGACAAGCAAAGTAATTAAGCAATGTTCTTTGTGCCTATCTGATATTGCTATGTATCCTAGCCGCGCTAATAGGGCGACTATCTTTTTTTGCAACAAGGCTTGCCACAGAACATACAAGAATAAAATATCTAATCCGTCATGGACGCGTGACATAACTGGTATTAACAACCCAATGTTCGGTAAACACCCCATAGCATGGAATAAGGGCATGAAAGGCGCTGAGTGTTTTAATTGGAGGGGAGGCATACATAGTCGAGGCGACGGGTATGTGCGTATTAATATAGATGGTAATAGGTTATTGTATCACCGTTATTTGTTGTCTAAAGTAGGCGCGGACATAGCGGGTAAGGTAGTGCATCATATAGATCACAACCCCTCAAATAACGAGTTAGCCAACTTTATGATATTTAATACCCAAAGCGAACACGTAAAATATGAGCACGCCAATCCAGTTACATAGAGGGCAAAAGATAGTCGCGTCCGACACCCACCGCTTTCGAGTTTGTTGTAATGGGCGTAGGTGGGGGAAAACCACACTCGCCATATTGGAAATGGTATCCAAGGCGGTTTCCGCAAACGACATAAGAATCGCATACGTGAGTCCAACTTACCAACAGTCACGCGATATATGTTGGTTGGAGTTAAAAAAAATCTGCTTGCCTGTTGCTAGTAACATAAATGAAAGCCGACTCGAGATAACAGTAAAGACCCAAAAGGGCGGTACTAGCTCAATATGGTTGAGAGGTTGGGAGTCCATCGAAACGCTTAGAGGCCAGAAGTTTGACTTCATAGTTATCGATGAAGTCGCAAGCATGCGCAACTGGTATACCAACTGGCAAGAGGTCATACGCCCTACCCTAACCGATACCAAAGGTGACGCGCTGTTCATCAGTACTCCAAAGGGCTTCAACCACTTTTATGACCTATCGCGCTTAGAGGCAACAGACACCGATTATAAGAGCTTTCACTTCACAAGCTTCGATAACCCCATACTTGACCCTCTAGAGCTTGAGAAGGCACGTATGGAGCTCACAGAGGATAGATTCGCCCAGGAGTACATGGCAGACTTCCGCAAGACCGAAGGACTTGTATACAAAGAATTTAACAGAGACATACACCTATTCGACGATAGTCTCGTATTCCGTTCTCAAAATAGAATTGTAGGCCTAGACTGGGGCTACACCAACCCAGCCGCCATGACTATCATAGAGAGGGATTACGATAATACGTACTATGTTACTGGTGAGTACTACCAAAGAGGGAAGACACGTGAAGAGATAGTTGAATATGCGCGCTCACTCAAGGGGAATGCTTACTATCCAGATACCGAAGACCCCGCAGGGATAGAACTCATGAGGCGTATGGGTTTACCAGTGCATGACGTTAACAAAGATATTGAAGCTGGCATCGATGCGGTACGTAAGTTATTTAAAGCAGGCAAGTTAAGGATTCATAAGAGCTGCATCAATCTGATCCAGGAGCTCGAAACATATAGCTATCCTGAAAAGAAACCAATGCATAACGAGCCCGAGGTGCCAATCAAAGAGAATGACCACCTGCTCGACTCCCTGAGATATGCCATATTTATGCAATCCGACAATCCTATGAAGAAAAAAGTACATCAATTTGTACCCGCTTTTAAAACTTATCAACAAAGTAGAACTTCGGTACTACAATGATATAATGCGGTTAGATAAAATGTTATAATACATACACATGATCCTAATCACACCCGAAATAATACTAGGTGCAACCGCTGCAGGTGTGTTTTCGGCAAATACCAATGACATAAGTGGAATACTCGGTGAACTGCTAATCCAGCCTACTACAGGAACGACCGTGTTCGATGTCTCCGTAATAAACAATAAAGGGCTTATCATATACAAAAGAACATCTAACACAGGTGATTTAGCAGAAGAACTGCGGATACCACTGAGGGGGATATATACAGTTTTGATTGACAACGCTACGGCAGATGAAGCATTCATTATACAACTAATGATTCAAAACCAATGACGTTAAATCATAAAATAAAGACGTATTTTTCACGCTTTAGATGGTATCTACGCGCCATTAAAGCTGCCATGCGCTTGAGTGATGAGTACAAGGATTATAAAGTACTCTTTGATCTGCGTAGTAGTGTAACTACGGATTATTTGAAAGAACAGAGAACTAACCCAACAAGTAAAAAGCTACCTATTTTCGAAGCTAAGATAGAACTACTTAATCAAATCTTAAATGTCCGCAACTGATAGACTAGGCAAGATATTCCCATTCGTCGAAATCTCAGGTGTTGTACCTTTGCCTACTGGCGCGGCTACATCTGCTAATCAAGCGACAGAGATTACTTTGTTGGGAGAGATTAATAGCAAGACGCCCGCTCTTGGTTATGCAGTTAAAATAACCGAAGTAGGTGCGGTGACGTATGTCGGTAAAGCTGCCGCGGGTTCCGCTCAAGCTGCCGCAGTATGGCAATGCCAGAAAATAGACGAGACTACGGGTATGGTTATTACATGGGCAGACGGGGATATTTTGTACGACAACGCAGCTACTGACCTCACTTTATTGGCTTATTCATAACCTTTTTCCTTATGTGGACTTCAAAAATAACTAGCATGAGTGACATTGATTCATCTGGCAATGTAGAAATTACGTTCGACGTTTACCGCAAAGATAAAGTACTCTTTAGTGGACTTACAACTCGCGGAGCTTCATCTGGCGAGATCGAGGAAAACATTAAATCGGTTATGTTGAAGTACAAAGAAGCTCAGCAGTCCCTCATCAAGGTAAAAGTTGGTGACGTTATATCTATCTAATTTAACTTATTTTGGCTTACAAAAGTTGTTCAACTACGGGATTATGGTCTGCTGCGGCAACGTGGGACAGTGTTGTAAACACGCCCACGATTCACGCGAGCACAAATATCACGATCTCAACATCGAATCTTTTCACTGCGACTTTTACAGCGCCGAACTTAGTCGATGCTTGTAATGGCTGCTATCTGTATATAGTTGCGCCTGGAACGGCTGGGCATAACATTACAGTCACGCTGCAGGACAATACCGTAGACACTACAGCTACCTCGACACTTTCATTTACAAATATTAAAGCTAATTCATGGGTCTATTTCCGCTTTGGTACACCGTATGTTTTTCTTTCGTTGGCGGCTGGCCGTTATCGCTTCAAGGTCGTATCGAGTGCATCTGGTTCGCATACGGGAGCTGCTGATTCAGGAGCTGCAAATCTAGCATATCTTGCAACAACGAATGCTACTGGTGTACCTGCTGCAACGGACTATGCATTTGTATCATCGCAAAACCTAGGAGCGGCTATTACACTTACAATGGATGGCACGCAACAAATAGGCAGTGGGGCTGATACAGGTCTTCCGTCCACAACCTTTGGTCGATCAATTGGGCAGGCTGTACAGGTGCTCTATAACGGGCTTCTATCGTGGGATACTACGGTCGATTCTACACTTACCTCTTTGGGCAATGTTGTTATTGCAAATGGAGGTGAATTGAGAATTGGTACAGCAATGGCTCCTGTAGGAGCTGCACGACTTGAGAAGTTACGATTCAATCAAAACGGTGTATCTGGCAATTATGGTCTTACGCAATTAGATGGCGGAAAGGTAACGTTGCAAGGGACACCTAAATCCTCGACGGCTTATTGGAAAACCAAATATGCAAGCGGAGTAGGGACAGCCGCAGATCCACTGATTACAGCGGATGCTGTTAACTGGGTGGTTGGTGACGAGATATGGGTTTGCCCAGCATCGAATAACGCTACTAATTACCAAGAGACTGATATTCGATATATCATTACCGTTAATTCTCCAACGTCCTACATCGTATCTTTGACTAAAGGAGGAGCGGAAGCAGCACTTACATACACCCACTCAACTGATGCGTGGATATTGAACATGGAGCGAAACATCGTGATAGATACCACGGACACAACAAAAGCCCTTTACTATTCAATATTCTCCCTTACAAAGAACAATACAGATATTGATTGGGCGAGATTCGAGACAATGGGCATAGCTTCGGCCTATGTAAAGAGTGGCGTAGTCTTTAATGGCGCTACCGCTGCTGCTAATATTGACTACACAGTTTTCTATAGACCTCTTTACAGAGCCTTTGCTTTGAACGGTAATGACGTTGTACAGACATTTACGGGGCTTATCACTGGTGGCCAAAACGCAGCTTCATTCTCTGCCACTTTCGATCTTCAAAACTCAGTAAATAACAAAACATTTATTGATTGTTTTGCTGTGAACCATAATCGAAGCGGATGGAGTGTTGTGGGGGCGAATAATCTCTTTTTAACGTGTTACGCAATAGGATGTAATACTGTTGGATTATCTAACTTGGCGGGCTGGATTATCGTTGGAGCTTACGCAAGTAGATTCAATGACTGCGAGGCACACTGTAATCGTATTCAGGGTTTTATACTGGGCAATCAATCGGATATAACATTCAACAACTTTCTGTGTGGTACGAAAGGCACAAACGCTATCGACATCACTCTTTCGTCTGCGTCCTACATAGAATCAACATTTGTATCTTCAAACTTCGGCTCGGCTACATTCGTTGCTGGTTACTCAACGATGCTACAAGGCTCGACATTAAAATTTCACCAGTGGCAAGACACGGTAAACAATCATATCTGGTACACGCCGAATGGAATTGTACGCTCAACAGGTGCAGGTTTATCAGACACGACAGTAAGAACGGCTGGAACACTTAACGCTAGATTTGCTTCGGAGAGTTTAGACATTGGTACTTCTTTTTCATATCTCGTTCTCGCAAAAGCGGCAACTGTAGTTCAGGCCACTGGATTCATTTATGAGAATGCAGATTTCGTTGCCGATCCAGCGGCATCAGTAACGGTTGAGTTCTATTTACCGGGATCAACATATCCAGATGCTTCGCAGCTAATGACACTTACTACTAATGCCAATTCAAATGATGCAGTTTACGCGTTAACAGCTTACTATGCAGAATCCGAGCCTGCTTATGCGACCGTAAAGATCATAGTTAGAACAGCGACGGCTTCTGCGTATGCTTACCTAGCAGACATCTTCAACGGTACGAATGAAATTACAAACCTCAATACTTGGTACAAAGGTCAACCATCCCCAATCATGTTTGAACAATTAGGAGACGCTGCCGCAGTTTGGGCGGTTCAACGAGCAACCTCTGTCACTGCAGGTTCGTTTGGTGAATATGTGAATACAGATACTGCTGCGACTGCCGATGCGGTATGGGATGAAGCTACGAGTGGACACGTAGTAGCTGGCAGCACTGGCAAGAAACTAAAAGACGATCTAACTACTTCTAAATTCATAGCCCTAAACTAAAATGGCACCTCTTAAAAGCTGCGTAGAAATAATTCTGACGATAGACGGGAAAGAAGAGAACCACCACTTCGTTAAACTTCCAGGTGACGATATAAACAAAGAACAATTTGATTTTATGCTCGATCACTTTGTAACACTAGTAAAGAAGCGTGTATAATAGCGACATATAATTAATTATTTTCCTATGGCTACAAAACAAGTTAGTGAAAAGTTGTTGTCTCCACGTAAGTTAATGGCTATTGGCAAGAAGAAGCGTTTCGGTCCCACGGCACATGGTAAAAAGAAATAGTATTTTAACAACTACGAGTTAATTTAAACTTGTATGATTATTGAACTAACTTTAGAGAAAGATAAAGCAACTAACAAAATCCTCGCTTCGGCGAGTGATTACATGCCTTCTCAAGAAGTAAAAGATAGAACGGCGCAAGTGATGAAAGATTTTCAGCTTGCTAATACGATTAGAAATAAACCATACAGAGAATTTAATGACATGTCCCTTCTACAGCGCATGGGAGCTGATCAAAGAAGCTGGAACCAGTTTGTCGAAGCCCCTAGTTCAGACCCTACACAAGCATGGAGATCGAGGGCGTTTAGGCCTATTGTACGTAATAAGATTATAACAATAGCTGCACACTTAACGGCTCAGTTATTATTCCCAAAAGTATACGCGCGTAACGAAGACAGTGTAGAGGATACCGATGCGGCTGATGTGATGCGTGACCTTATGGAATGGGCGGCAGACGAATCCAGTTATGATAAAACTTTCCTGTATTCGATTATTGCAGGCATGGTGAACCCTGCTTGTATTATTCATACCCAGTTCACAGAAGTTTATAGGACTGTTAAAGAAATGCAGGATAGTGGTAAATATGAGGAGAAAGAAATACTCGATACTTTGTTTTCTGGTTTTCAGGACTGCGTTGTACCAGTAGACGAATTTTGGATAGCTGATATATATGAGCATGAGGTACAGAAGCAGCCGTATGTTTTGTGGAGACGCGTAATTGATTATTCAACTGCACGCGCTAAATACAAAGATAATAAAACATTCACTGAATATGTTAAGCCAGGGCTACAATGCTTGTATTCAGATGAGAATAACATGTTTTACTACCAATATGACGAGAACCTGAGAGGTACTCTCGTCGAAGAGGTTATTTACTACAACAGGCAGGCAGATTTGCAGCTTGTTTTCGTGAATGGCATATTAATCGATGATGTTAACAACCCAAACCCGAGAGAAGACAAACAGTATCCTTTCGTTAAGACCGGGTATGAGCTTATTGATGAAGGCAGATTCTTCTATTATAAATCACTCGCATTCAAGCTAGCCCCTGATGAGGAGGTTATAAATACGGCTTATCGCATGGTGACAGATGGTACTTATATTCAAATAATGCCACCGGCTATAGTCTTTGGTAATGAAGAGATAAACAGCTCAGTTATCGCGCCTGGAATGGTCACGACGATTGATAACTCACAAAACCCCAATGCTAGCTTTCAAACTATTGCTACTAATAATAATCTTACTGCTGGATATAATTTACTTGAGAAGGTAGAGGGGAGCGTTAATGAAAGCTCGGCAGAGCCTATGCAACAAGGCCAAGCGACCACTGGTCAACAGACCGCTTTTGAAATCTCACGCCTAGAACAGAACGCACGAACTCTACTCGGCCTCTTTGGTAAGATGATAAGCTTTATGGTAAAGGATTATGGCGAATTACGTATTGGCGATATTCTACAGTTTTTAACAGTTGCGGATGTTGCGGATATTGGGGGCGCTAAAGATGCGTTGAGATATAAAGCATTTGTACTACCTGAGCGCACAGTAGATGGCAAGACTAAGTCTAAAAGAATACAGTTTGATGGCAATATGCCTGACGAAATGACTCAGCAGGAGATGGACGGCCAGTCTATGAAACTCTACATGGAAGAGTTAAACGGTGGGGACAAATCCAAGATCATC